AAAGATCCTTCGTCCAGAAGCTCTCGTTCAAGCCATATATAACGCAGCGTAGGGGGACATAAAAAATGGCTACTATAACATCACTTTTACTTCCTGCTACAGGAAACACTAACAGAGGCAGAATGCCATATCAGGTTGAACTATCTATTGACCTGACTGCACAAGCTATTGATTGTTCAGCACCAGATACAGTACAATGTATTACACTACCAGCTAACACTCACATACTTCACGCAGGTGTTCAAGTTGTCGAAAGCGCAACAATGGACACAGGTACAAATGCTACCGTAACATTAGGTGCAGCAGACGTTGACGAATACGTTACTGCATTTGATATTGATGGTGCTTCAGATGGTGCATACGCTCCAAGTGTAACACCTTCAGCAGAAGTTGTTCTTGCTACAGCAGATACACTAGACCTTGTTTTTGCAGGTGACGGTGCTACCTTCTCAGCAGGTAAACTTAGAGTTTATGCTCTATTGATGGATGTCAGCGAACAAGGCAGTACATCTGCTGTTGATGTTGACAGAGACTATTTAGCATAATATAATATATGGGGAGGCTGGAATAATCTGGCCTCTCCAACTTTATGATAGTGAAAGAATTTTAAATGGCAGAAACGTACCTAACTTTAACTAATAAAGTACTTGCAAGATTAAATGAAGTTGAGTTAACATCTACTACTTTTAGTTCTAGTAGAGGTATTCAATCACAAGTTAAAACTGCGGTAAATGAAGCTATACGTTATCTAAATCAAAGAGAACACAACTACCCCTTTAACCACGCTACTGAAACTAAAACTTTAACTGCAGGTGTTGTGCGTTATTCATTACCTGCAACAACTAAAGTTGTAGATTACAATACATTTAGAATAGTAAAAGATAGTGACTTGGCAGTTAGTGGAGGCCAACTTTCTATCTTAAATTATAATGATTACATAAGTAAAGCAGTAGAACAAGAAGACGAAATAAATACTACAACTACAAGTACTACACATACTGATAGTGTAACAACTATAACTGTTGCAAGTACTACAGACTTTGACAGTTCAGGTACATTGTATATAGGTAATGAGCAAATCTCATATACTGCTATTGGTTCTAGTACTACATTTACAGGATGTACTAGAGGAGCAAACAGTACAACAGCAGCGTCAATAGCTAGTGGAGTTACAGTTGCACAGTTTGATAAAGGTAGTGTACCGACTCACATAGTACGAACACCAGATAATAATTATTTACTGTACCCTTATCCTGATAAATCTTATTCTATTAAGTTTGACTACTATACTTTTCCTACTGACATGTCTGCACACGGGGATACAACAACTGTACCTGACAGATTTGCTGCAATAATAACTGATGGGGCAACTGCTTTTGTGTATCAATACAGAGGTGAGTTACAACAATACGGAATAAACTTTGAAAGATTTGAACAAGGTATAAAAAATATGCAGAGTTTATTAGTTAATAGATTTGAGTATATAAGATCTACATACATACCTGCAAAAGGTTATGTAGGAAACTCCAAAACAGTATTAAGAGTTAATTAATGCCTGATCTAGCTCAACTACAACCTTCTGCATTTAATTGTGAAGGTGGCTTAGTATTAAATAAGTCTACGTTCTTGATGCAACCCGGTGAAGCTTTAGAGTTAAGAAACTTTGAACCTGACATTGAGGGTGGCTACAGAAGAATAAATGGTTTTTCTAAATACGTAAGTGTTATTGTACCTTATACTTCTTCTGCATCAGAAAAAGTTTTAATGGTTGCTTCTTTTGCTGATGTAGTATTAGCAGCTAGAGGTACTAGTATTTACAGTGCAACTCCGGGTGGATCATCTTGGACTTCAAGAGACTCCGGCAGAACTAGTGCAGGTAAGTATGCCTTTGAAAGATTTAACTTTGACGGCACAGATAAGATAGTTGTTGTCGATGGTGTAAATGCTCCTACAGTATTTAACTCATCATTAGCTGCTACAGATGTTAGTACTGCTAGTGTTGTAGGATCTAAGTTTGTTGCATCATTTAAGAACCACATGTTCTACGCAGGTAAGTCTACATCAAAACAAGAAGTAGTATTTAGTGTTGCTTTTGATGAAGATAACTTTACATCTGGTGATGGTGCAGGTAGTTTAAAAGTTGATGATACGGTAGTAGGACTTAAAGTTTTCCGTGATGATTTATTTGTATTTTGTCAAACAAGGATATTTAAACTATCAGGTACATCAAGTGCTAACTTTGCTGTTACTCCTGTTACACGTAACATTGGTTGTATAAACGGAGATACAATACAAGAATTTGCTGGTGACTTAATTTTCTTAGGGCCAGACGGACTACGAACTATTGCTGGTACTGCAAGGATTGGTGACGTTGAGCTAGGTACAATAAGTTCTAACGTACAATCTATATTTAATGAAAATCTATCTAGTGCATCAGAGTTTGACTCTACAGTAATACCTGACAAAACACAATACAGGATATTTTTTACTAAGAGTTCTGTAGCTGAAAATCAAAGCAAAGGCGTTATCTGTGTAATGAAAGGTCAGAACTTTGAGTTTTCAGAGATAAAAGGTATGCGCCCTGCATGTACAGATAGTTTTGTAGATGAAGGAAGTGTATTAGTTTTACATGGTGCATACTCAAATGGTTACATATATAGACAAGAGTCAGGTAATACATTTGATGGTGAAGTTATATTTGGGCGTTATAGAAGTCCTGACTTAACATTTGAAGATCCCGGTATACGAAAGCATATGCAGAGGGTTATACTTAACTATAAACCTGAAGCTGCAATAGATGCAGATTTACTATTAAGGTACGACTACGAAGATCCAGATTCAGCTAGACCTGCAGCATATCCTTTAGATTCTGAAGATGTTGTTGCAATTTATGGTACTTCTACTTATGGTGTACCTATCTATGCAGGTGCTTCACAGCCTCTAGTTAGGCAACCCGTAGAAGGTTCAGGATTTGCGGTTGCATTAAAGGTCCACGATGGGGGCGAAACTGCCCCTTACTCTTTAAAAGGGTTTCAGTTAGAATATCAATTAGGAGCAAGACGATAAATGGGTGACACATATACAAGACAGTCCTCTTACACGGATGGAGATGTCATAACAGCCGCACACACTAATGACGAGTTTAATCAGTTATTAGCTGCATTTGCAGTAACTTCAGGACACACACATGATGGTACTGCTGCAGAAGGTGGGCCTATTACTAAGTTACTAGGTAATGGTTTAACTTTTGGTGCAGGTACTGCAGGTACAGACATTACAATTACCTTTGATGGTGAAACAAATGACGGTGTATTAAAATGGATGGAAGACGAAGACTACTTTGAGTTCTCTGATGATATACTCGTAGCTTCTACTGAAAAGATACAGTTCCGTGATACAGCTATATACATCAACTCAAGTGTAGACGGACAGTTAGACATTGTAGCTGATACAGAAATACAGATAGCTGCAACTACTATAGACATCAATGGCCTTGTAGATATATCAGGTAACTTGTCTGTGGGTGGTAACTTAGATGTTACAGGTACGTTTGATCTTAGTGACTCAAACTTTACTAACGCAGGTGACATACAACTTGATAGTATATCTGGTGACGGAGACACAAACACTAGCATTACCTTTAGTGGCTCAGATGTAATCACTGTCGCTAATGCAGGTACTAACCAAGTTACATTTAACGATGGTAGTATCTCTCCTGTGACTGATTCAGATGTAGACTTAGGTACTACCAGTTTACGTTTTAAAGATGTTTACATAGATAGTGCTACAGTTACAGGTGAAGTTGCAGCAGCTTCATTAGACATTTCTGGTAACATAGACGTAGATGGAGTTACAAACCTAGATGTTGTAGACATTGATGGCGCAGTAGATATGGCTAGTACACTAGCTGTAGCTGGAGTTTTAACTGGTGCGTCTTTAGACATATCAGGTGATATAGACATTGATGGCACAGCTAACTTAGATATTGTTGACATTGACGGTG